CCGCCAGCCACTGCCGTTGTGCCAGCAGATGTACCGCCATCCATCAGGTTGAGTTCTGCAGTTGTAGCAGTAACACCGTCCATAATGTTGAGTTCAGATGTGGTAGCTGTTACCCCATCCATAATGTTCAACTCTGACGCAGTAGCGGTTACACCATCAAGGATGTTTAGTTCTGCTGCAGTCGATGTTACACCATCTAAGATATTGAGTTCTGCCGTAGTCGAGGTTACACCGTCTAGGATATTTATTTCTGCTGCTGTGGATGTTACGCCATCTAGGATATTGAGTTCTGCCGTAGTCGAGGTTACACCGTCTAGGATGTTGAGTTCAGCAGCAGTGGATGTTATGGCTGTGCCGTTAAAGTTGATGGCATCTACGTGAGCCGTCCCATCTATATAGAGGTCCTTAAATTCCTTGCCCGATGAACCCAGATCGATATCGTTGTCAGTTGTCGGCTCAATCACGCCGTCCTTAAAGACAACCTGTTCGGTGGACGTACCTGATACGTCTACACTTACTTCGATTTGATTGTTGGGGTTGTCAACAACAACCTTGTTTAAGGGGGTCGTTACTCCCGGATCGCCAATGAGTCCGATAACCGGACCCTCACCTGCTGTGCCATCGTGCTTGTGACCAGTGGTATTAACAAACGAGGCTAAAAGCTGGTTGAATTCGTCATTGGAATCTGCTGCATCAATAACGTCGCCATCAACGTAGGTTGACTGCCGTGCGGAATATCCTGCCATTTAACGTCTCCCTCCCGGAGTAAATTCTAGTTGATAACCCTTGATTGAAAAGGGTGCAAGTCCGCTGCGGTCATCCACACGCACACCCACTGTAAATCCGCCACCCTCTACGGACTGACGTACCAGAGGTGCGCCTGACGATCCATACACCGCAGTGGCGTACTTACTAATAGGATCGCCGTAGATAGCTGCGCTTCCTCCGGTGCTTAGGGCGTACTCCGCAGGTTGAGGAGTGTCACTAGAAAGAAAATCATAACGAATACGAAAGTTGGAATTCATCGTGCCTTCGTTTTCGTAGTTCCAAATAATTCTTTGCATCATTTTGCGAACACCTGCATCTCCCATATTCAAGTCAGGAGATCGATATCGTGCGGGTATAGAAGTCCCATCAAAAGTGTTACCATCATCGTGTTTGTATACGTAACCGTCGTGACCGCCGTGAACGATTGTTTCGGTGTTGTCGATGAAGCCGGATGCCATGCAGGCAGGCTTGATGCCCTGCAAGTCAGCATACTCGAACCCCATACCTCCGCTTTCGGAGGACTGCTTAATTACGGCAGCTATGCCCTTTGATCCTGTTTCCACAGTAGCATCTGCAGCAAAAAAGAGGCGGTACTGGCTCTTATTACGAATAACAGTAGAAGAAATTCTGTCGAGGCTGATATTAGTGAGCAGAAGCCTGTCCTGTATCTGCTTTGATACTGTACCAAGTTCTACGTCACCGATACGTGCAGTACCCGCAAGGGTGCGAAGCCCATCGGGGGCAAGGTAGATAATGTCACCGCCAAGTTCTTGAATACTGTGCTGACTCACACAGCCGATTCTGCGCGTTACAGGTTGCAGTTGAAAGTCAGCAATGGATGTGCCGGTAAGTTGATGAATCTGATCTTCGCAGAAAATAAACAACGAGTTACGAAAAGTGACTAGCTGAACTACCGTGCTATCGACTTTGATTGACCCTGCGCCGTTTGCTGCAGAAAAATCTGTTTCGCTAAAGGGTGCAGAAAACACAATCTCTTGAGGGTTGGATGACATACCCGCAAAGAACATGTGATTTTTGTGTAAAGCGACAGTTGCAGGATCAGCGGGTGCGCCAGTAGTGTTTACAGCAGTAACGGAACTATTATTAAATATGGCAGCGTTATTAACGCCGTCTACATAGATTATTTTTTCGTTGTTGTCAAAGTTGTATGTAACAAAGCTGTAGCGTTCAGCACCAGTTCTGCCCGTCTGTATCTCTGTCCACGATCCGCTGGTGCCACCCTTAAAAACTTTTGTGCCTCGTGCAGCAATTATGTTGCCCTTGTATATAGCCACGCCAAGAATTTTTTCTGTGGAAGCACTCGTCTGCGGGACAATAGTGGAATTATATTTTGAAAAACCATTGATACGACGATAGCCGCCTGAAATATCCGGCTCAAAGTTAATAAGTTCAAGAGCCGCGCCGGGGGGCATAGAGAACGAATCCCTGTTAAGAATTAGTCCGCCATCTAGCTTTACAACAAATGGACTTAGTAGGGAAGTATCGGGCATTAGACGGCTCTCATGTAATCCTTACGATTAATCAGTTCGATACGCATACGAGACAATCCTTCTGTGTAATCTCGCAATGCAAGCTGTGAGAATTGCACATCGGAGCGTAGCATGTGTGCGTAGTACCTAGCGCGATTTACAATAACGTCGTGAAATCTTTCTGGAATAGTAGGTGTGTCTGTGTTTGAGGACATGTCGCTGACTGTCTTATAGTAGTAGTACCTAACGGTGTAGGTGGACACGTCTGGTACAGGAGACAATCCTAGCTTTTGGTCAGGCGTCTTATAAATAAACTCCGGCAGGGCACGTGAACCCGTGTCGGGATTTGTATCGGTCTCATTGCGCCGATCTAAGTATTCATTAAATGAAAGATATCTTAGTTTTTTTTCTGCTGTCGATGCGGATTCTTGTACAGTAAAGCTGTCATAATCAACAGTCTTCGCATCTGATTCTCTGGCATACTCTGCTGTTCCTGCAGTAGTTGTGAAAGATTGACTAACAACAGTAAACGGCCACTCGATTTCTGAGTTGATAATGTCACGTTGAGCCTTGTTCATAAAATCAGCAACAGATGTTTGTATACCCCTAGTCGAAGTCACGTTAGTGATTTCAACCTCGTTGATCTCTCGAAGAACAGCATTGCAGAGTTGGAGATAGTTCATGTCTTACCTGTGAGGTTCGTAAAATTCTTCGGCAGCAACGACGACTGTCAGGGTGTCAGCGGTGCCTGCAGCTACGATAATCTTGTCACCCGCGTGGCAGTAGAGAGGCTTGTCTACTGTAAAGAGTGATTCAGAACCTTTGCCTGTCACTGCGTGGGACGAAAACAACGTGTGTGTAGTCGAGGCATCAGCTTCGTGAAACTTTAGAGTGTAGTTACGATTACTAGAATCGTTGTTGGTTATCAGGACGTGTTCAATGTGGGACGAAAAGTTTGCCGGAACAACGTAGCAATCTGTATCATTCGTACTTGTCAGGGCCGTTGCTTGGGTAACAAACTTGGAACCTCCATTTAATACTGGCATATCTAGTACCCGTTAAGCTTCGCTATCCAGAACTGCAAGTGCTGCCAGCTTGTCCTCAGCATCCGCCCAAGCTTGGACCGCCTTGTCCATTTCTTCAAGCAAATCCGGATGTTCACCGATAGCAGCAGGATTGTTCGTGTAATTCGCATATACAAAGAGTGCATCTTTTTGCTGGGCCTCGTACTTGTGCTTCAATGCTTCGTAGGCAAGTCGTTTCATGTCGGTCTCCCTGTAGAGCATTATACACCTATTTTAACAGTTTGGCAAGGACTTATTTCTTTTGTGACTCGCGGATTGCTTTGAGTGTTTCTTGGATGCTTGGTGGCTTGGCATCGTTAGGCTCATACTTACACTGAAACTCGCGGGGGAACCACTCGTCCATACGAAAAAACAACGTGTCCACCGTATTGTTTACGCCGTGATATACGCACACCCTTTGCTTGTCTACGGTGGTGCAGCCCTTCAACCGACAGGCCACGTACTCTGGGTCTGCAGCGTGAGCAACCTGCCCCTTCATAAAGACGACGAAAGCGTATAGGGCTGCGGCACCTGCAGTAACTACCAGTATCCACGCTACAATCTCTACGAACTTCTGTCTGCGTTCACGCTGTTTGTAGAGTGTTTCCTTGCGCTGCTTACGTATCTGACCTTCCATTGCTACGAGTGAGTCCCACTTCGACTTGCCCATCGTCAGGCTTATCCACTGCTGTAGTTCGTATCGCTGCTGCCTTGCCTTCTCCTTGTTGGCAAATGCAGTTATAGCTTCCTGCTCCACCGTCTGTCCAGCAAACAACTTCTTGAATATCGGCGGGTTCTTGGCTTCCTTCTCCGCCTGCTCCAAGTCAGACATGGCACCCATCCAACGTGACAGGTCACCCGCCATCTGTTCGATATCCCGACCTACGGCAAAACCCTTCTTGATTGCAGAAAAGGCTGCCGAAGCAGTTGCCATTGCGGAAATGGGGTCCATCAATATACTTTCGTGTTGTTGTCGATTAGTTTTGGTAGACAGTAGGAGGTTATCTTTTCTCCCTGTTTGTGTAGGGTTTGTGCGTACCACACACAATCATTGAGGTCGGCAAAGTACAAGTCATTACTGACCATCTTCTTGTCTTCCCCCGTGCCCAAGAAAACGAACAGGAGAAAGACGTGTTTCATTACGTACTCCGTGAACCCTTATATTTACCCTTAGTAAGAGAGTGAAAAGCTTTTGGAGATATGGGGGCATTAGATTCGTGTCCCGTTTCTCCCTGTTTATTTTGAAAAGGACGGACCTGCACAGTGGGTTTTCTGTGCATAGAGAATGGAGCAATAGGACGGTTATCATAATTCTGCCCCTCCTCTCGACGATTTTTTTCTTCTGTATCTTGCGCTGAACGTGGTACTTGATACCTCATCAAAACTCTCCCTTGACCATTGCGTCCGAAAGCTTAGTGGCCCGCGAACCGACTTGTGTCGCCCAACGCGAATCGAGCATCTCCCGCCCAGCGGCGTCGAATTTCTTTTCGTGTATCGCATTCCACATGCGCTTGAATTTACAGAGACGGGGGACACCCATGTTGAAGGCCATGTCCATCAGGATCAATTGTCGAACGGAGT